GGTCTTTAAGCTGCATTAAATTAACCAGAGAACTCACTTTCCCCTGCTTGCGGAACACTTCCAGTTCCAATGTTGCCACCGCCAGTCCCTGTAGCTCCAAGTCCTTGAGGTTGTTGAGATGCTCCTTGAGCGCCTCCCATAGCTCCTTGTTGCTCGTCAGGGGTGACAGCCTCGCTGCCATTTGCTTGTCCAGCATTTTGCGCTCCTATGATCTGTGCCATGATTGCAGCTTCTTCAGGATCGTTGAGTATCTCATCAGGATCTAAGTCTAAACTGTATGCAAGTTCACTAACAATCTTAGAGATTTTAACAAACGGTGCAATAGCGGGGTTCTGTGCGGTTTGTAAGAACATGGTCAAACGCTGACTACGAACTTCTTTTTGCATTAGGCTGTTAGTACCCATTGCGTTAATTTCTAAATCGCCTTCAATATCTAATTCGCCTTCAAAGAACTGCATGTTCCACTGGTAATAAGCTTTACCTAAAGGCTTCAACAAAAAATCATCTACGTTCTTAACAACTGTTTTAATATTAAGACTTGCTGCACCTAGAAGCATCGACATGCCTGACGCTGTACGAGTCATGCTCTGTACGCCTGTCTGTCCGTGCGAGTAACTAGGTATTCCGGTCTGCTCATCTGCAAGCTGACGGAACTTATCAAACATTTGTAAGTTTTCTTGCGTAGTGTTAGGGAACTTTAAGCCGTGTATTGACTGACCTTGCATTCCTGACTGTCGCCTAAAGACTTTTCCGGGATATATTTCCATTGACTGACCGCCAACTAAAGCAGACTCGTCTACGTCAAAAACTATAGAGCCTGACAACGCTAGGTTGTCTATTGCCATACGTGCGTGTCCGTTCATTATCTGTTGAGAGTCGTCCATATTTTCAGCAACGCCAATACCGAAGAAAGAATAAGGATTACGCTCGTAAGGAAAGGCATTGTATGGGAGTCTGTACGGAGTAAATGGATTAACAACACCACGTAACAGCTTACCATTACTGATCCATGCATTAACTTGTACTTCATCTAAGCCATCCACTTCATCAGGGATGTCCATGCCTGCTTCTCTTGCGTATTGAGCATCCATGACTCCCCAGTATTCTAAAACTTCAAATAAACCACTGCCGTAGTCTTCATTGCGGTGATCATCTTTCAATTCAGACTCGTAGTCTTTCTCAACGTAGTTTGATCCCATCGTTAAGCACTCACGAATCTGATCTTTGCTAAAATGCGGAAGTTTAGCTAGGTTTCTAAGCTGTGATCGGTTTAATTTATGTCTATGAAACGTGTATTCGCACTCTTCAATAGTAGTAGCATTAGGATCGGGAAAGAAATCCCAAATAGAAACAAACTCAATGCGCGGAACACGAACAGATAGCGGATTGTACGTTCTTTCGCCTGTCTCTTCGTCTTTTTCCCAACGACTAAGTGTTTTGTTGAAGTTAAACGGGCCTTTAACAATGCCTGTACCAAACAAAGCAGATTCAAATAGCGCATTACGCAGTTCAGAAGACCCGTTAGACTCTTCGATCTGATCATGTATAAGTTTCTGCATTAAACGTGCTGCATCTTTAGCAGGAGCTATTTCCATAACGACTGGATCTGGGCTTACGCCATCTTTAAATTCAAATCCTGCTTCTTTTATTGCTTCTTCAAAAGCATTTTCTCCTGTTGAGATAGTTGCTCCTGCTTTCAGTACTCTTCCGTCACCTTCGTAGCCTACGTCAAAGGGGTCTAGTACTTTTTCTTCTTCTATTTCTTCTTTAGCTTCTGGTTCGCTTGTTTCAATGTTAGGAGCCATGTCTAGGTGTCTATACGTTGACACACCTTCCGGTATTTTTGTTTCTTTAACACCGATAGGGAACTTACCTGTTCCGAACATTACATCTACTAACTGACCAAATGCTGCAATTACTTTAGTCTTTGTGACTTTGATAAATACTCTAGACTTTTCTGACTCGCGGAACTTTACGTTCTTACCATAGAGTCCACGGAAGTTATGATAGGCTTGTAGCCATCTAGCTTCATCTGATTCTCTTGCTGACTCTGCTTGTGCAAAGCGATCTTGAACTAAACCTACAAACTGAAGACGAATGGATTCCTCAAGCGTTAAGTCAAGACCACTTTCGCCCTCAACAGCTTCAAAGTAGATCTCACCCGCGTTTCCAAATAATCCGTCTTTTTCGTTAGCCATGTAATTTCCCTACATTATACAGAAAAACCTGCCGTCATCCGAAGAATCAGGCAGGCATAGTACTTAGTTTTTAAAGCTCTTGGAACTGAGCAATATAAGTAACAGTAGTAGCGGCAGTTGCAAGGTCTGCTCCAATTGGACGAAGCGTAACAAAGATATTACGTGCTGCGGCACTATAGAGAGCGCCTGCAATTACAACTGCTTCTGTAGTAGCAGGGCCACCTTTAGGGCCGACACCTGTAGTAGCAAACTGGTTAGCTGCTTTACCGTGAGAGTTCTCAATAATGTAAAGAGGAACATTAGCTGTCCAAGTTACAGCAGCACCACCGTCATCTAGAAGTGCTGTAGCTGCGAGAAGCTGTGCGCCTGCCGAAGCTGTACCAATAGAGATGTCTAGGTCATTACCACTTGATCCCGCAGTTACAATATTTCCCGCTGCATAAGCAATTAGGTTTGTTAGTATAGTTCCGGCAGGTTGAGCAATGGTGACAATAGTATTAGTGTCATCTGTTACTGCAATAGTGCCTGTAGTTACTTTTACTTCGTTGGTGGTTGTTACTTCTTGATCTGGGTTGGTGGTGTTAACGCGGGCTGAAAGTTCGCGGGTATCTAATGCGTTTGCGCCATCGTTGATATTTTTACGGATATTTACTTCTGCCATGATTGTAGCCTCTTTTAAGTTATAAAGTTATTTTTTTTGTTTTTCTACTAACAGCTAGGAACATTAATACTCTATGCCAAGTACTAGCTCTAAGTCACCGACTGCAAGAGTAGGCGTTACATCTGTTCCCGAAAGGAACATGAAACAGAAAACACTTCTACTGTCGGGTTCAGCTTGTAGCAAAATAGGGAACCTTGCTTTAGCTATAAGATCTCCGTCAGTTGCTCCTGCTCCTTCTAGATTTACATCAAACCTAGAAATTCTACCTCCACCGTAAACATAGTCATCGGCAGATCCATCAAGCGTTAAAGTACCAGTTACTTTGCAAGCAGCAAAGTCAGCATCAGATACGTTTCGCGCAGCGTTTGCAGCACCGACAGCTTGATCTGTTTGAGCAAAGAATAACTCTCCGTCAAACACTTCGCTATCTTTAGATATGAACATAGCTGATACAAGCTTAGAACATTCTCCGGTTCCACTAACTGCATTGGGTATTTCTGTTGTGCCAAACAATACATCATTATCTGCATATTGCGCGGTAGTAACAACAGGCGTTACTCTAATAACTCTTCTTTGAACTGATGACATCTTTGTCCTCTCTTTTTATTTTTAGTTGTTAATATCCAAAAGTTGAGTCCATTGGAGAATAGATTCTCTCCCTATGAAATTGTCGCATTTGATTTAACGTATCATTTATACGTGGCCTAGACATAATCAAATACCTGAGTGCGTCATAAGCATGGTCAGGCGCATGTGTATCTACATCTTCTGGGTTGCGTTTATCCAGAGGAATACTTTGCAGTTCGCGTATCAGGTTAGGGCATGTGTTCAGTATCTGTATTTTGGGCCTACCGCTTTGCATGACTTTCAAGTATTCGTGGATTTGTATCTTGCCTTGTATTCGGTTCTTATCTGCTCTTCTAAGCTTGTGTCCTGCTCGTTGTAGCGTTTCACCGATTGTCGGGCCTGTAGTTCCAGTGCGTGACCAACACGCTGTATCAAGCACTCCTTGAACTGAGAAGGGATCTCCTAACTCCATGTTAGTAATTAGGCTTGCAAGCTCTGTACCTAATAGTCCTTTCTGGTATAACTCTCTGTATATTATCAGTGTGCCGTCACTAGGATCAACTGCTCCCCAAACGCAAGCACTCTCTGAAGCATAACCGTAATCTATTCCTTTGACCCGTTCCCAGTGCAATGGAATCTCAAACGGTGTAATAACGTGTAGCTGTGGTAAAAACTCTGTAAATGCTGCACCTTCTGCAACGTCCCAGTTGCCGTCTAAAAGCTGTTGTCGCTGTGTTGGCGGCAGAGCCTGTAGCATCTTCTCGTATCTTCCGTCATGGGCTAAGAACGGATTGTCCTGCAATCTAGCAGGTATGAACTTTCTTGTTAGACCGTCTGCGCCTTCAAAAGATGCATTCGGTGGCGAAGGGTCTATGTAACGCTTCTTAACCCATGTAGCTCCTGTACCGCCCGGATTTGCTGTACAACGCATATACGGGATAATCTCTGAATCAGTGGTACGAAGTCTCGAAGCTAAGTAGTTCCAAGCAAACTCTGTAGGTAGATGTGTGATCTCATCGAATCCTATCCAACTATATGCTTGTCCCTGATACCTATATACATCTGCATCACGTTCCAAGAAGCCAAACTCAATCTTAGCGCCACTTGGGAA